CTTTTTAAAAGAACACTTGTAATACCCAACACATTTTTCTCAGGTAAAAATAATTCAAAGAAAGGTTTAACATCATTTGGTGTTATTACTCTCTTGAATACTTTAGTTACACCATTAACAACAAGTTCTCTTTTTGTAATTGTGTAATTGATTAAAACATTATTGGCATTGAAGTTAGGTATTTTTAATCTATTCGGAAATCCTTGTGCATTATACGGAGAACTGAAATCGATGTCATATATGTTTTCGAAAACAATACCAGCACCTGAAACTTGAGATCCTCTTGTTAAAATTCCAAGATATCTTTGGTCTTCTTGATCTCCAAAAGCAGGAACTGTAATTGAAAAATCAACTAATGCAACAGAAGGTCTTTGACCTGGCAATTTCAAACCATAAGTTCGAGCTATGTTATATATTGAAGATCTTTGTTGTGCGTATTGAAGAACTGTTTCTTGAATACTTCTATCTATGTGGTAATGGAGGTTGTCCGCAACCGCAGCATTTAAATCTAAAAAGACAGAGAAAACTGAAGCATCATTAAAATCCTGAATAAGTTCAGGATAATATGTTCTAACATAATTCAACAATTCAGTTCTTATTCCCTGATAGTCTCTTGTGGTGTATGATATTTTACGATTTGCCATCTATATTAAATATTGATAATAACGAAATCACTTTGAGCAAAAGAACTTCTATTATTTGCGTAATCTATTCTTACTTTAGCAGTGTATTCTGAAGTTCCCTTACCAGGAAATCGATATACTGGAGATTCACTCGTTCCAACTGTATTCTGACCAATCATTGTGTCAACCTCAAACTCAGGATCAGCTGGTGTTATTGATATATTATTTAAAAGTAAGTTTGGCATGAATGTCTCAACCGCATCTCGGATGTCAGATTGAATAGCATCAAATGTCAATCCATCAAAAGGTTCGAATATAAATTCATATAATCTAGTTCCAAACTCAGGTAAATAATACCTACTCCCTTTTCTAGTTAATAATAAGTGAATCAAATCCGATTTAATTTGTTGAGACTCTAGTTCCGTGAGTTCTAAATAATCACCTCGTCTAGAATCTCTGAATGGAAAATTAAGTCCATATGTTACACCATTTGCCATAAAGATAAATATACTACGGTTAGTTTCCTTATAAATAGCCTAAAATGAAAAATCCCAACATGAGTTGGGATTTTTATTATTTTATGAAGAACATCCGAAACATTCAATTTCGATTCCTTCAGGTTTTGGTGGTAAATTCATACTACTGTAATCTACTTTAGGAATTTCAACATTTGGTTTAGGTTTTTGTACCTTTGTCATATCCAATGCTAAGTGTTTTGCTCCAGTTGAAATCGCTTTAGTTCTCACATAGTAACATAATGTTTTCAACCCCTTTTCCCACGAATGAAAGTGCGATGATGTAATCTTTGACAATGTTGGATTCGGCATATAAATGTTCATAGATTGAGATTGATCAATAAATGGTGCTCTGTCTGCCGCCATGTTAATCAATTCTTTCTGTGAAATCTCCCAAATAGTTTTATATTTTGGAATCAAGTGTTCAATTCTTTTAACTTTTTTGTTGTAGTTTTTATCCTCAACATCAAGATATTGATTAAAGTTAATGTTTTGAATTGATCCTTCATTCAAAATAATTTCATTTTTCAAATCCTCAGACCAAATACCAATTTTCTCAAAGTCAGTAATCAAGTATTTGTTTACAATCATAATTTCACCACCTACAACACGTCTATTAAATAACGCAGAGTGTGCTGGTTCGGTCATTTCGAATGAACCTGTAATCTTAGCTGATGACGCAACTGGCATCTGAGCGGTGAATAATGAATTACAAACACCATATTCTTGAACATCTTTTTTTAATGTTTCCCAATCCAAGAACAAATCAGAGTCATTAAGACCCCACATATCAAATTGGAAAATACCTTTCGACATTGGAGAACCTTTGAAGAACTCATAAGGTTTTCTGATACCTTTCTTACACAATTCATTACTCTCAGTAACTGCCGCGAAATAAATTGCCTCGAAGATATTCTTATTCAACGCTTTGGCTTCATCCGAAGTGAAAACGTAATCCAAAAGACAAAACACATCCGCTAATCCTTGAACACCAATTCCGATTGCTCGTTGTTCAAGACCACCCTTAAGACCCTTTTCTGTAGAATAATTGTTTTTATCAATAACATTATTCAATGCTCTTACAGCCTTTCTTACTTCTTGGATTAGAAGGTTATAATCAAACTTACCGTCAACAATAAAGTTTTTCAACACAATTGAAGATAGGGTGCAAATTGCAGTAGTCTTTTCGTCAGTGTACTGATAAATTTCATTACATAGGTTAGATTGCTTAATCACACCAATGTTTTGATGGTTTGTTTTCTTATTCGCACTATCCTTAGCACACAAGTAAGGAACACCCGTCTCAATTTGAGATTCAATTACCTTACTCCATACCTCTTGTGCCTTCACTTTACGACCAATACCCAAGTCAACAGCCTTACGATAGTTTTGTTCATACTCTTCACCATAACACTCTTGTAAAGGTTTGATACCAGCTTTGATAATATCATTTGGACAGAACAAATACCAATCTTCATTGTTTTTTACCGCTCTCATGAAATTATCAGGAATCCAAAGTGCAGTAAATAAATCTCTTGCTCTCAATTCTTCAGCACCTGTATTCTTTTTGATATCCAATAAATCGAAAATATCTTTGTGCCATGGTTCCAAGTATATCGCAGCACTACCAGGTCTTCTTCCTTGTTGGTTGAAGAACCTTAAAGATTCGTTTACAATCTTAAGATATTTTAACAATCCACCAGCAAAACCACCAGATGATTTGATTCTACTTTCTTTACTTCTGATGTTTGACATAGACAATCCAATACCCGCAGCATCTGAAGAATATGTTGAAATATCATTCAAGGTTTTTAATAATCCTTCTCTTGAATCTGAATTATTATAATGTAATACACAAGAAGCAAGTTGAGGGACTTTGGTTCCTGCGTTAATCATTATTGGAGTCGCCTTAGAAATTCTTTGACTTGATAATGAATGATAATACTCTACCGCCTCTTCAAATGAATTGGTTACCCACAATGCCACTCTCATGTACATATGTTGTGGTCTTTCAATTGTTCTTCCTTCAGGTGTCTTCAACAAATACATTTCTTGTAAAGACCTCCATCCAAAGTAATCAAAATTATAATCATTCTCATGATTGATTACCTCATCAATCTTAGACGGACCATACTTTTCGGCGATATACATTAGTTCATCATGAACGACACCATCAACATGAAGAGCATGCATCACGTTATAAAAACTTGGGGAAGTTTCTTTATGATACGATGAAATAGCAACTGATGCTGCAAGTCTCGAATAATCATAATGACTGCCAGTATATGCCGCTGCAATCTCATAAACAAGTTTGTCTAACTCTTTTGTTGTTATATTACCTTCAGTTGGTACTGATGTAATCACCTTAATGAAAATCTCATCAGAGTTTACAGTTAAACCTTTTGCAGCTCGTTTAATTCTATTATAAATTTTTTGAGGATTGAATGCAACATCATCCCCGTTTCTCTTTTTAATTTTTAATGACATCATAGGTATAAAAGTATTAAATTAAAAATCAGAATCAAATGATAATTCTTCGTTTAGTTTAGCCTTCTGGTATTCCATAGTTCTAGACTCAAAAAAGTTACCTTTTGTCTCAACCGCAATTTGTTCCATAAATTTAAATGGTTGTTCTACATTGAACTCTTTTTTACATTCAAACTTAACCAACAACTGGTCAGTGACGAATTCCAAATATTGTTTCATGAGGTTAGAGTTCATACCGATAAGTGAAACTGGTAGTGATTCAGTGATGAATTCTTTTTCAATCTCCAAAGCGGACAATAGAATTTCTTTAATTCTTTTTTCAGATGGTTTGTTTTCCAAATGATTGTTCACCAAGTGAATTGCGAAGTCGCAGTGAAGGTTTTCATCTTTGAAAATTAAACTGTTAGCATTACACAATCCTTGCATAATACCTCTTGATTTCAACCAAAAGATTGAACAAAATGATCCTGAGAAAAATATACCTTCTACCGCGGCAAATGCAACGAGTCTTTCTTGGAAAGTAGAGTTCTTGATCCAATCCAAAGCCCATTTAGCTTTCTTTTGAACCGCAGGCAGATTATCCAAAGCCGTGAAACAAAGTTGTTTTTCTTTCTCGTTAGAGATATAGGTATCAATCAACAAGGAATACATCAAACTGTGAATGTTTTCCATCATCAATTGAAATCCATAGAAAAACTTTGCTTCAGGGTATTGAACTTCTTTGACAAAATTCTCAGCTAGGTTTTCATTCACAATACCATCAGAGGCGGCAAAGAATGAAAGGATGTTTTTAATAAAATATTGTTCGTTTTCTGTCAAGTTGTTCCAATCCCTGATATCATTAGTCAAGTCGACTTCTTCTGCAGTCCAGAATGCCGCTTGGTGAGATTTATAAAACTCCCAAATATCGTTATGCTCAATAGGGAATATGACAAATCGATTAGGATTTTCTGTTAAAATTTTTTCCATAAGTAATTGTATTTTATAATTGTTGTTTTTGTTGTGACTCTTTTTGTTTTCTTTTCTCCATCAACTCTTTTACCCTGTCTCTTTTTTTCTCTTCTTGTTGTTCTTCGAATCCTAAGAATGTCACAGAGCTTTCTGTATCAATTTCAAGTAATTCGTTGTTGAACTTACAATTTTCGAAAACAACTCCGTCTTTTCCAAGACGAGACTTTGTGATTGCGATAGTCGCTAGATTCATTTCTTTCTGTTGAAGAGTTTTAGCTACTGTAATGATTACGTGTCCAACTTGAGCTTTCTTAATTGATCCACCCATTTGGTCTGTAGTTACTACTTCAGAAGAAATACTACTTCGGTTACCTTGAGTTGCTGTCCATCCGACTAAATTTAGTTCGTGACACATAGCCTCAAAACCTCTCATAACAGACCCTTCAGCTTTCCACTCATCTTTCGATGATGACTCAGGTAAAACACAATCAATATAGTCTAACATAACCATATCGATTTTTGTTCCGTCAGCAATTAACTTCCTAACTTGGTTTTTGATTTGGTTCATCGTCATAGTATCCGAAGCTAACTTTTTGAGAACAAGTTTGTTTTTCATTGTTTCTTGAATCTCAGTAATTTTACCCATCACTTCTTCTTTATGATTCGCCAATTCGTCAGGTGGAATACCTGTCCAAATTGTAAAATGTTTACGTTGAACTATCTTAGGGTTGTCTTCGAAAAATATTTGTAAGACATTATATCCCATATTGAATGCCGTATTAGCGATTTTAGTTAGTATTGTTGTTTTACCAACACCAGTTGGTGCAAGTATAACTCCAATTTCTCCTTTAGCCAATCCACCCTTCAACAATTTGTCAATACCAGGTATTCCCATAGGTATTGGATGTCTATAGTCCTCATCCAAAACTGTATCCAAATCAGAGAAAATATCAGACTGTCCTTTTTCGATTTCTCCAACTTGTAACGCTTCTCGAACTAAACCTTCAACTTTGTCGTAAGATTCGAAATCACCTTGGGTGATTATCTTCTGAGCCTTGTCCATCGCCTTTTGAAGTTCTTGTTGTTTACAAAACTTCAAAGCTTTTTCCTGAACAAATTGAGTCCCCTCAAACGGAGCGTCTTTAACTTGTTTAAGGGTGTCTAATACAATTTTTACAACCAGTTCTTGAGAAACTTCAGACTTAACAATTTGTTCGAGAGTATCGAAATTTGGAGTGGACTCATACTTTACATAGTATTCTTTGATCATTTGAAGAATGATCTTGAAATACTTGTTATCAAAATAATTCGCTTCAATAACATCCATTATTGAAGAAGAAAAATCTTTATCTACCACAATCTGATTCAATAACTGAATCTGGAATGTGTTCCCCAAATAATCGAAATTTTTGTTCATGTTGTCGTAATATGCCCCTTAGTATTATTAAATATTCACTTACTTAGATCAAGATCCAAATATTTGAAACTTAATGATTGGGATGAAAAAATGTCAGTAAGATCTCGTAAGATATCTTTCAAGAATGGACGTACGTCCACAGTATACCTCACTTTTGGTGGGAAAAATTTTCCATCAAAAATTCTGTGACAAATTGTCGTGTCACCATTTTTGATTAAAATATTAAAAATTTCAGGACCGTCAGTATATGAAGTATCCATAATCGACGCATCATGCATGATAGATTCACTGTTGTCTGTCATGTAGATTACAGTTTTCATTTTTAGGTGATATTGCAAATCTCGCGCAATCTCCTCAACTAAATAATAAAGGTCAACTGAATTTTTTGCTTTAGGGTTATAACCCCTAACATTGAAAAATCTTTGAACTACAATGTTGTCATTGAGAGTTAATAGAAATTCCATTTTTGTACTGTCTTGTTCTTTCATAGAAGGAATTAAATTTTGTTTGTGTTTCTTTTTTCTTTTCGTGTAAGTTTCATAAATGGTCGGAGGAAATTTACCCAAGCTTCATCGTTTTTGGGTAGATACTTAAAGAGACCATCCTCCATCATCATTCTCATTAAGTTTTTGTAACCACGATCAGATGGATCAATGGTATCTTGGTATATTTGTTCTACTAATTCTTTTCCATCATCGGTAATTAAAGGGTTGGACAAATCTACTATTTTTTTGTTTAACTCATAGAAAGTTTCTCCAAGTATACCGTTTTTGGTTTTACCAGTCAAAATATTTTCTAAAGCTTTGATTTTTTTTGGTTGTGTGTTATTTCGTGCAATATCCAAAATTTCTTCCACAGTACATGGTTTTTCCAACATTTCAGGGAAAAGTTTTACTAAGGTCTTTTCACCTAGTAATTCGATACCATCGATGTTATCCGATTTGTCACCCGTGAAGATCTTTGTTAATAAGACGTTTTGGTGAGGTATGTTGACCTTATTTATCGAAATGGTGTCACCATACCCCAAATACATTTTAGAGGTAGGAGAGTATATTGTAACACGTTCTGAGATGAGTTGGGTGAGGTCCTTGTCTGCGGAAAAGATAATGATATTCTCGTCTGTAGAAATTTTACAGTAATACGCAATCAGATCATCAGCTTCGTTATTTTTCATTTCAACCTGACGAACAAAGATTTCTTCCAAATATTGCTTAACTCTGGCTTTTTGTTGTAGATATGATTCGTATTTGAACTCATTCATATCATGCTTTCTATTAGCTTTGTATTGAGGATATAAGGATTTTCTTATGGAAGAGTTTGAACTTCCATCCCAAAACACAACCACTTTATCATGATTATGTTCTTCTAAAAATTTTCTGATAATGTTTATAAAATGGTAAATTCCACCTAAGTGGTCTCCACCATTATATAACTCTTTTACTCCGTGAAATCCAATTTTGAACAGATTGTCTCCGTCAACTAATAATGTTTTAATCACAACTCGTGATTTAAATGTGGAACAATAAACTAATCTTCTTTTTCTTCTTTTAAGGTGAAATCACCATCAGAACCAATAATATCTTTCCAATAATCGGCATATTCTTTTTTGTAAGCTTCGATGGATGTCTTTTCTTCTGATGCTTCTTTACCCGCTAAAAATCCGTGAGGAGTAACAATAATTTTTCCATCTTCGTATCCTAAACCATTGATGTGGTTTTTCAGTACAGACACTTTAGTTCTTGTGGCAAACTTAACACTTCTCTTGTCTTTTGTTGCAGTAATTTTGTTTGTTCCAGCCCCTTTTTGATTTCCAAACAAAAATACCAATGATGAGTTTAACCAAATGGCTTCACCACCTTTAGCTTTAATCTTCGGTTGTCCAAATGGATTGTCAGGTAATTCAACCCAAGGTTGGTTAACAATTACCAAAGTATTTTCATACTTAGATTCTGCTTTACGTGAACCTGAAATACGTTGGTTGATACCCATACCT